GTTAATGTAGCAATTAAATTGCGTCATGGGTTTTAAATCCTCGTCTTACAAGCTCGGCTTTGAGTTTACTAAATACGCAAGTGATAATTCCATTAGGGTCGGACTTGCCTTCTAGTGTGTCAATCGCTTCCATAAGTTGCGATAGTATAACATCGGTGGAATAGCCTTTACCGTCGTTTCTATAATCTTTATGGTTGTTTTGAATAAATTGCTTAATGGTCATAATCTTTAATCCTTTTCTTTAATGTAAACGGTGGGGGCAAAGCCCCCGATGGGGGGCTAGGCTTCTTTGATTTTAAACCGTAACAACGGTTTAAGATTTGGAAAATTAAGCCACATATAAACGCAAGTGTATAAATTACATTTTTTATTTGATGTCATAAAGTGGCGACCTAAAAAGTAAACATTTGTATTGCGTTTCATTATCATAACTCCTTCTTTAATGTAAACGGTGGGGGGCGTTGAAGCCCCTAGCGTGTAATTATTTATAAAACCTCACGTTTTAAATTAAGACCAAGCTTGCCGTTTAAATCGTAAACAAGGGCGAAACTCATATCCATACCACACCCACGAATACGCAAGCCTTTGTTTGTTTTAGATAAGCCCAAAACATTGGCTATAGAATGAGTGACCTCTACCATGTTGTTTATACCGTTGCTTGTAAATACACGCATTGCTCTACTCATTCCGCTGGTTGAAACACTCGTAACCATTACAAATAGTGTTTTGCCCTCTAGTTCTTGCTTAATGGCATTCTCGAAATCATTTAAAACTTTCATAATCTTTAATCCTTTTTTTAATCGTAAACCTAAGGCGTCTCGTTTGATTAACCTTATGTAACTATTATAACACCTTGATGTAAACTTGTCAATCATTGTAATAAACCTTTACATTAAATGGAGGAGAGGGGGGAGTTGACAAAAGTATAGCAGTAAGGCATAATGGCGATGAAGGAGCATTTTCGATGCCTCAAGAGAGATTACATCCTACAGCCCACTATCCAAGCGAGGAAACGCACGAGATCCTTGAAGGCATGGCTATGAATGGAGCCACGCATAAACAAATGGCGGAAGCACTAGGGATATGTGACAAAACGCTAGTTAAGCACTATGGCGACTTCCTTAAATCGGTTAAGCCGTTGTTTGATGCAAGGGTGGCTAGACAGTTAAAACGGCATATATTCCACGAAGACCCTAAAATCGCATTGGATGCGACTAAGTTCTACGCTAATAGCAAAATGGGCTATAAGCAATCAACCGATAACAATCACACAATGGAAGGCTTGCCAAGCTTTACTGTTAACTTCTCAAGTGAAAAGCCTAGTGATGGCTAACGTGCCTTTGACGTTCCCACACTGGAGTCAAAACCTCTTTAGACCTAAGCGGTACAAAGTGGCTTATGGTGGAAGGGGAAGCGGTAAGTCGTACACCTTCACAGATGCGTTGATACTGCGTGCATTGACGCAACGCTTGCGTGTGCTATGTGCTAGGGAGTTTCAAAACTCTATAAGCGATAGCGTACACCGACTGCTAAGCAAGCGTATAGAAGACTTGGGGCTATCGGCTTACTTCACGATACAACGGGACACCATAACGTCCACAAATGGCAGTGAGTTCACTTTTAAGGGGTTGCGACACAATAGCGAAAGCATCAAGTCCACAGCAGGCATAAATATCTGTTGGATAGAAGAGGCTCAAACCATAAGCCAAGAAAGCCTTGATATTCTGATCCCTACAATACGAGAAGCACATTCAGAAATATGGATGACGATGAACCCACGCCTTGAAAGTGACCCAGTGTACAAGCTATTTATAGCAAATGAACATCCCGATGCGTACCTATTCAAGGTAAACTACACCGAAAACATCCACTTCCCCGCCGTGCTAGAAGCTGAACGGCGTTTGATGCTTGAACGAGACCCAGCCCTTTATAAGCACGTTTGGGAGGGTGAGTGCCTTACACACACCGACGCACAGGTGTTTAAAGATAAGTGGGAAGTAAAAGAGTTTACGCCTGAAAATTGGGACTTGCCTTTCTATGGTATGGATTTTGGTTTCTCACAAGACCCCACGGCGTGCGTTAAGCTATGGATACACGACGAAACGCTTTACATTGAAAAAGAAGTTGTGAAAGTAGGGCTTGAACTAGACGACACCGCCGACTACATTAAGCAGTTCATCCCTGAAATTGAGAACGGCATCATTCGTGCCGATTGTGCAAGACCTGAAAGCATAAGCTATTTAAGACGGCACGGCTTGCCACGCATTCAAGCCGTTAAAAAGTGGAGCGGTAGCGTTGAAGACGGCATCACTCACATGAGAAGCTATAAAAGCATAGTCGTACACCCACGATGTACGCACACCATAAACGAGATGATGCTTTACTCGTACAAGGTAGACCAACGTAGTGGCGACATCACTACGGCGATTGTAGACAAGCACAACCACGTTATTGACGCTTGTAGATACGGATTAGAGCCGTTAATGAAACGCAAGTTTACGTTCGTAGATGCGTTTTAAAACGTCCTATGCTATACTAAAAGCAACCATAAGGGGGAGAGACAATGGCACGCAAGAAACAACCAATTAAAACCGTTAAAACAGACGGTGTAGAGAACATCTTAACAGGGCTAGGCAGGCATGGTAGGGATGCTAACACGGCGACGACCTTTACAGGCGACATACTGCTTGACCAACGCACGCTAGAAGGGCTTTATTCATCTAGTGGCATCGCACGGCGTTTAATTGACATGGTTCCCGATGAGTCGTTAAAAAAGGGCATTGAATGCGACGAGGAGCTTTACACGGAGCTTGAACGCTTAGACGCATTTAAACAACTCACTAACCTTGCAAAGGACGCTAGGCTATACGGTGGGGCGATTATGCTATTGCTTGCTAAAGACGGAGAGCAAGACTTAGACATGCCGTTGAGAGAGGCAGGGTTAAAACGCATTGAACGCCTAAGCGTGTTTGACCGTCACTCTTGCGTTGTAACGTCCGACGATTACGACACAGACCCTTACAGTGCTTCATTTGGTGAAGTTCAAACCTATAACTTGCGTTTAAAAAGTGGAAAAAATCTTAAGGTTCACGCAAGCCGTGTGATTCGTTTAGATGGCGACCGCTTACCTGAAACGACACTTAGAAGCAACAATTATTGGCATGCCTCAAGTTTACAAGGGGCGTATACAAGCATTTTGAGTTATTTATCCGCTCAAGGCTTTAGTGACATCATCATTAAAGAATGGGGCTTAACGATTCTTAAAGTGCAAGGGCTTTTCGAGTCATACGGTAACGGTAGCGAACAGAAAATCGCTAAACGCTTAAACGATGCTAATTTAAGCAAGTCCTTGATGAATATGATTTTAATGGATGCCGATTCTGAAAGCTTTGAGCGTCAATTTAGCAACGTCACAGGCTACAGCGATTTAATGCTTCGTACTATGGAGCTTGTATCGGCAAACAGTGGCATCCCGATGACTAAGCTATTTGGCAGATCCCCCGAAGGCATGAACGCCACAGGCGAGGGGGACTTTGTGCAATGGGCAGGTGCGGTGCAAGCCTATCAGATGCAAACACTACAGCCAGCTATAAACCGCCTTGTGAAAGTCCTAGAATTACAGCAGGACTGGCAAGACAAGCCCGACGATATGGCGTGGAACTTTCCGACGCTTAAACCGCTAGACGACCAACAGCTTGCAGACGTTCGACTCAAACACGCACAAGCCGATGCTATTTATATTCGTGAAGGTGGCATTGACCCAGCTTATTTATGGCATATTAGACATGAAGGGGGTTATAACATGAACCCTAGCTATTCATTGGAAAATGTGGCAGAATATCAAAGCGAACTAGACAACACCGCCTTGAATGGGGCGTTTGAAGATGCAGAAGACGACACCATAGAAACCGCTTAAAAAAAGAAGCCCCTAGGGTTTGACAGTCTAGGGGTGGTGAATTAAGAGTAAAAAAAGGAATCTAATATGAATACCAAAATAAGCATAACACATTTTTAAAGGGGACGCAATGCCTAAGTAAGAGTTTTAACCTATTGCATCCAATTAAAAACAATGTTATAGTAACTACAGAATGGCAAAAGTAGGGGGAGAATGTGTTTAGAATCGACCGCAGTGTGTTTAAGCACAAGACAACCGCAGAAGGCTTTTTAACAGGCGACGCTATTGTCACACGGACAGGCGTTTTTCAGTATGTTAACCAAGACGGTACAATTCGCCACGAATTGCGACACCCCGATGATGTCTTTAACGCCGATAGTTTAGAATCGTTAAAGCTTAAGCCAGTAACAGACAATCACCCCCCCGAATTGGTTAATAGCGACAATGCAGAGCTTTATAGTATCGGTTCCACTGGTGAAAGTGTTACGACCGATGAAAACAGTGTAGCGATCAAGTTTAGCGTTTACCGCAAGGATGCTATCAAAAAAGTAGCACTAGGGAAAAGAGAGCTATCCCTTGGTTACAATTTAGATTTGGAAGAGGAAGCGGGCGTATGGGACGGTGTACCTTATACGCACAGGCAGAAAAACATACGTTACAACCACTTGGCTATTGTAGACCAAGCAAGGGCAGGGCGTATGGCTAGAATAAACATGGACGGTGTTGCCGTTCAGTTACACCATGATAATGAGGACAAAAGCATGACTGAAAAAGAAATGCAAACGGTGAACTTGGACGGTTTGAGCTATCGAGCCGATGCCGAGGTTGCTAAAGCATACGAAAAAGCGGTGCAAGCTGAAAAGCAAACCCGTAATGATGCAGAAGCCTTAAAAGGGCAAGTAGATGAGTTGAAAGCACAGCTTGAAGCCGTGAAAGCAACGCACAACGATGAAGCAATGGCTAAAGCCGTTGCAGAACGTGTTGCATTGTTAGAAACTGCTAAGCGTGTAGTAAATTTTGACGCATTGCAAGGTATTAGTGATCGTTTAATTAAAGAAACGGTTATTAAAGCCAAGCATGAAGCGATTAACCTTGACGGTAAAAGTGACGATTATGTAAACGCTCGTTTTGATGCGTTGATTGAAGCGTTGCCTAGCGTTGAAGATGAAGCCGTTGCTAAACAAAAGCAAGCCGTGGCTAGCGTCAACCGTGATTCTGCTTCTCAAGTAGATTTACGTCAATCTTTAAATGAAAAGTACCATGGAGGTAAAGCCTAATGTCTCAAACAGCTTATACTGTTTACCCTGCTGAAGCATACGCAGGTCAACTAATCCCTGATGTGCCATTTACTATTGAAAGCCGTGTAGCAACCGCTAACCTGCCATTTGGTCGTGGCGTTCAACGTGTCACCTCTGATAACCAAGTGGGCTTAACCGCTGCTTCAGGTGTGCCTCAAGGCGTTGCAATCATTACACACGAAAACCCTAACGATCAAGCAGAAGATATTTTGACTGGTCAAAATGTATCTGTTTTGAAAAAAGGGCGTGTATGGGTTGAAGCCGTCGGAGCGGTAACGCAAGGGGCTTCTGCTTATGCGATTGTTACCGTTGGTGCAACTCAAGGCAAGTTCACAGCAACCGTGGGTTCTAACTTGCTTGTAGGCAAATACGTTACTGGCGGTACGGATACGCTTGTTTTACTCGACGTAGACTTGTAGAAAGGACACAAGCACATGAACGCACAAGTTAATTTAGATGCTAACCAAACGGCTTTTTTTGGTCGTCAGTTAGAAGTCATTAAGTCTCAAACTTATGACATTAAGCAAGGTCAACTAAGAGCGGTTGAGTTGTTTCCTATCGACGGCACAACGCCCGAGTATGCTGAAACACAAACATACTATCAGTATGATGCTCGTGGGTTGGCTAAAATCGTTAGTGATTATGCCACTGATATTCCGTCTGTTGAAGTAGCAGGCAAAGCCTTTAGTTCTAAAATCGAAACCATTGCTTTAAGCTATGCGTATTCGATTATGGACATTAAACGTGCCTCTATTCAAGGTACGCCTTTAAGTGTTCGTAAAGCATTGGCTACACAACGTGGCATTATGGCACGTCATAACCAACTGTTTTGGGTGGGTGACACCGTGGCAGGCATTGTAGGTGTTCTTTCACACGCTTCAGTACCTAACGCTCAAGTTACCGCCGACGGTACAGGTTCATCGGCTTTATGGTCAACGAAAACGCCTACACAGATCCTTCGGGATTTGGTTCAAGGTGTTACAGAAATTAAATCCTTGACCAAAGGCGTTGAAAGCCCTAACTTGCTTGTATTGAGTGAAGGACGTTTGAATGTTCTTCGTGGTACTCGTATGAGTGCGGATTCGTCGGACAGCATTTTGGTTGCATTCAACAATATGTATCCTGAAATCCGTGTCGAAGGTGCCGAAGAGCTAGCAGGGGCTTTCACTGGAGCCACTGAAGGCTTCTTGTTGGGACGCAATGATTCTACTCACATTGAGCTAATCGCACCTATTGTGTACGAGGAAACTGCTCCTGAACAAGTAAACCTTGCCTACAAAGTTAATTCATTGGGACGTAACGGCGGAGTCGCTATTTACTACCCACTTGCGTTTTCTAAAAAATACGGTATCTAGGGGACGAAACGATGAAAAAAGTTAAGTTAAACCAAGAAACTGTTTTTCAATACGACGGCGTTATTTTATTCCCTGAATGGAACAATGTCAGTAAAGAAGACTTTGAAAAATTGCAAACGGCGACGTTAGCATTTGAACTTGGCATTTTAGAGCTTGAAGCTGAAAAAGCTGAAAAGCCTTCTAAAAAATAAGTAGAGAGAAAAGCAAACCATGCCCACTTCACAGTTTTTACTATCTAGCATAGCCCCTGAAATTGACTCTAGCAGTCAACAAACGGCGGATATGTTAGCATTAGCAGAGCTTGAAGTGGGTATTTCTTTATGCCCCGACTTGAGACCGTACATTGTGGCGTATTTAACCGCTCACAATGTGACACTTTCAAATCGTGGCGGTAACGCTGGAATGGTAACAGATATTAGAGAAGGGCAGTTGAGCGTAAGCTATGATAGTGGAATAGCAGAAAATAAAAACATGAATCCTTATACTCAAACCCCTTATGGTCAAAAGTATTTACAACTTATTAAACAGTGTGTCGGTGGTCTAGCATTCAGAACGGCGGTGATGCCATGGGCATAAAAATCACCACGTTAAAAGACAATACTAAAAAAATTAAAGCAGAACTTCGTAAAATTAACAATGAAAAGTTAGTTGTTGGTGTTATTGATCCAGTTATCGCAGAATATGCCACTTACAACGAGTTCGGCACAATAGATATCCCACAGCGTAGTTTTTTACGTTCGACCTATGACGAGCAAATAGGCAAGTGGCTTAAACAGCTTGAACAAGGCATAAGTGGCATTATAAACATGAGAGACAATGCCAGTCGTGTGTGGGATGCTTTAGGCAAAAAAGCAAAAGAAAATGTTAAAAATAAAATTAAAAGTAATGTGCCACCAGCAAATGCCCCTAGCACCATTAGAAAAAAAGGGGCAGGAAAAACGACCTTGTTTGATACTGGAGCATTGTTGGGTTCAATTACTTACGAGGTACGCCCAAAATGACACCTTTTAACGCATTTAGACGACCCCTAACCGTACAACGCAAAACGGCAGGCACTTATGAAGAAAACGGCTTATTTGTAGAAGGTGTAACAAGTACACTTACCATACAAGCAAGCGTTCAACCGCTTACTGGTGAAGCCTTGCAGGCTTTACCTGAAGCACAACGCACGTTAGAAGGCTATACGCTTTACACCGATGCAACGCTCAACGTGGCTAGTCAGGATACAGGCACAACGGCGGATGCGGTGGCTATTAACGGTGTTTATTTTACAGTCCAACGACAGCAGGCATGGGGCAATGGGGTTATTAACCATAACGCCTATGTCGTGCAGAAGGTGGCACAATGAACGAACTTTATACGCTCCTTATTGGCTACTTCACCACGCTTTCAAGTGTGCGTGTGATCCGTGCGAATCAAAACGCCCCAGCTCCAACGGCTCCTTATTTGACGCTGAACATTCAAAGCGTTCAACCCACAGGAAGTTTTAGAACGGCGATAGCAAACGACGGCAAACAAAGTGTAACACGTTCTTATGCGTTTACGTTGGATGTAAACTTTTATGGGAAGAAAAACGGACAGGTAGAGCTTGAAGCGTTGGTGGATACCGTTTTAGACGGTTTAGAAAACCACACGGCACGTTTACTTGAGCTTCAAGGAAAGATAGCAATGCAGGAAGTGATACAGCCCCCAACGGATGTATCGGCATTGTTTGGGGAGCAGTGGCAACCACGTTACAATATAGCGTTAAGGATGCACACAAGCCGAGCGGTGGAATATGTTAATAGTTATATTGACGATGTAGATGTATTAGCAACATGGAGGACAGCATAGTGTCATTATCTTTGATTAAGAACTTTATTGATGTACAGATTTCACTTCTTACATCGTTTGCACCACGCACAGGCTTTGGTGTACCTTTGTT